ACGAATCCAACGATATGCCCATCCGGGTTCTTTCGTAATCTCAGGCAATAAAGCAGCTGGTGCCCATTGCGCTTGACGTTGAAAGGTTTCGCGGGTTTCTAACTCACGGTTTTGTCTAGTATCAGTCATTATCTGTTCTCCAATTTAAGTGTCTCACGTGCATATTGCTCGGGTGTTAGATTAAACTTTTTAGCCAGGGCTAATTGAGTTCTAGTCAGGTGTACTTTTTTAGGCGCGGTACTACGCGTGGCCGAAGCTACAACGGTCGACGGTTTTTTGCGTTGGGCGGGTGTTTCCACGTCCAGCGAATCATCCCCGAAATATCGATGGTAGAGTAGTACTCTTCTGAAGTAGGGTCAGTACCTGCCCTTACTAGCTTCTCATGCAACCCCAAAGCGAGGCTAGTCATTTCTTCATCTTTCCCAAACCAACTGTTCTTATCTTGCCAGGCAAGAGCTTTCCGGTCAGGTTTAGGTACTTGGGGTCGTTCAGGTTGTATATATACATCATTTTCAGGCTGTTGTAAAGTATTATCGTATTGAGGACGATAATTTTGTACTTGAGTAAGCTTATACTGCGCTTCGTTCATGCGTTGTTGCGCTTCTATAATCTTATCAGTGTCGCCTGCGTCATATGCTTCACGGTAATCTCGTTTAGCTAATGCCAATTCTTGGTCCGCAGCTGCTTTATACGTTTGCATTAACGTTTGTTCACCAGAAGTTAGGTTTGATTTCAACCGTTTGTTTTCTTCTTGGATTGATTGAGCATAGCGAATAGCTTCTTCGCGCTCACGTGCAGCGGCTTCTTTATCTCGGCGTTCGTCGTGATATACCTTACGTAACTGCGCCATACGCTCTTTAACGCGGTCTGAATAGTCTGTCAAGTCATCTTTTTCTATCTCTTCGACTATTTCTTTAGGTAGTGGTTTACGATCACGATCTTGCGGTGGTGTATCGTCGATAATATCAATTTCTACTTCTGTATTATCGTCTTCAAGTGAAATACTAACCTCTTCTTTAGTATCTACTGGGGAAACTTCCTTTTCATCAGGAAATTCAAATTCTTCGTCAAACTCTGCTTTAGCCATACTTATCTCCTATGCGCGACTGTAACCACGTGGGTCTGCTACTACACCCTCGACGGTATCATCGTTGATTATGCGGAATTCTCTTCCGTGAATTTTGAAACGGGTACCTGCATATGCGCGGGTAAGGACAAAGTCGCCTTCTTTACACCATGCACCTGTAGGAAACTTCGCTTCTTCTTTGTAGCAAAGGTCGCCCATTTTAAGGACAAACAATACTACGGTGCCATTCTCCTCAATACGTTTAGTATCAGATGCTTTAGCAAGCCCACTCTCGTAGGTGTCACTGGCATCGGGTACTGCACATAAGATTCGATAGCCTTTTGGTTCTGGTAGCTGTGAGGCTTTTTCTGCATCACCAAACTCTCGTGCGTCTGCCACCATTTCCGATAGGTCAATTGCTTGACCTAGGTTGACGTTAGTCATCAAAATTCTCCATTTTTTTTGCGAGGTCTTCTATTAAAGACTGCGCGGTAAGTAGACCTCGAACCATACCGACAGATTGTTGATAGGCACCGAAATCCTTGGCCGCACCGTCGCCAAGGGATTCGATAATTGCTTTGCGCCGTTCTTCGATTTGTGACATCAAATACTCTAGCGAATCATTCATTTTTATTCCTCTTTAGCAGGCTTAGCTGGTTTAGCTTGTTTAGACTGACGCTGTATATCGTGTTGCGCTTGCGTTTTGGCCATGTCTACACCAATACGAACGCCTTCAGCTTGTTGCTGTTGTTCAAATTTAGCTGCTTCTTGCTCCATCTTAGCTTTTTCAGACATTGATTTAACACCAATTTGAGCGCCTGCTTTACGTTCTTCAGACTGAATTCGCATGATGTCAACTTGAATTTTGGCTTTATCCACTTCAATATCAGCCTGTGTTTTTTGGGCTTTGATTTGAATTTCTTGTGCTTTAAGCTGCAATTCTTGTTGTTGCATTTGAATCATTGGGTCTTGAGCTTGTTGCTGAGCTTCTTGCTGTTGTTGCTCCGCTTGGTTTTTCTGTAGCAATTGTTGTGCAGCTTGGGCTACTAGGCGAGATAACTGTACTTCAACTGTCTCATCTAGTTTCTCATCTGGCGGTGGTAACGCTGTACCCAACTGCTCTTCAATCTGTTTACGGTATGCAAACGCAATATGCTCAGTAATATGTGCCGCAAATGCAGCTTGAACGGCTTGAGCTTTAGGGCTTTGACCTATCATAGCGGCTATTTTTGGGTCTTCCATTGCTGCCATATGTACTTGTACGTGAGCTTCGTGGTCTTGATGCATGAACGCTTTCGCTGGTTTCCCGTTGATTAAGTTCATGTTCTCAGACACTGGGTCTCTTGGGTTCTCGTCATCTGCCGCTGGGATTAGCTTACCGATGTTCTTAACGCCCAATATCTCTAGCATCTGTTTATTCAACTCGACCATATCGTATATATCTGGGTTGCCTTGTGCCATCTGCATAACAGCTTGGTACTGCACAACCTTTTGACTCATGGTCGCTGCATTGGGGTCAGATACGGGGATAACTTCACAGCAGTCGTAGTCTGATTGTTTAGCACGTGCACTGCCTTCTACTGGCTCGTAGCTATACTCTTCTGGCGTATAGTCACGGATGATGCCAGCGATTAGCTTGAACTCTTGCTTCATTGAGTAGTGAACGCGAGCTTGAACAGCTGACATTACCTTCAATGTACGCTCTAATATCGCTAGTGTGGTGCCTACAGGTGAGTTAGCCGACATATCTGATACTTGCATATCAGCAGCATTAGCGAACGCCTTAGCGTCCATAATGATTTTGTCCATCAAGCCAGCTAGTACTTGTGATGGCTCTTTGTATGGCAACGGCATGATGTTGTCACGGATAGCGCCTGACGGTACATCTACATCACGGAACTCTGCTGGAGCGATAGGGGTATCGTCGCCCTTGATACGTAGACCACGGGTCTTGAAGCCGCCTGGTAGGTTGCTTAGCGTACCAGCATCCACCAATTGACGTAGCAACATAGTACCTGACTTAGCTGATGCACCGATTAAGTGGATTAAACCGAACGCATAGAAGCCAAAGCCTGGAATATAGCTGTAGTGTACGAAGTGCTGACGTTTTTGTTTAGTCTTGTCGTCGGGGTTCCAGTTACGGCGGATAGCTAGGATATCACCTGTGCTGCGCTCTAGTGTAACCACATACGGTAGGGCTATGCCTGTAGGCTCATCATCGTCATCCACATCTTCATAACCTGGAAGGTCTAGGTCAACGTGCATCTCCAACAGCTTGTAGCGGTCGTCCATGGTGGCATTGAAACCCATCTTCTCTGCGATCTTCTTCTCGACTTCTTCAATCTCGTGTGATGGTTCGCCTAGGTCGATGTCACGATAGAACCCAGCCACTTGTAAGCGGCGTAGTTCATTTTCTGTCTTACGCATAACGTGTGTGACACGTGGGGCTGTTTGTAGGCTTGATGCACCGTAAGGAACTACAATGTCCTCTGCCGGTACAAATATAGATACTTGACGCTCTAGTGATGGGTCATAATATATCTTCTTAAAGGCGTTACCGCTTAATCCTAGGCCCCACAGCATGCGTTCGTGCTCAGGGCGGTACTCTGGCATTGCCTCGGTTAATTGGTAGTTCATATCGTCGCGTACGCGCTCTGACGCTTCTTCTTTGTCAGGGGTTTGCTTACCTATAATCTGTGTTTTTACTGGACCTGCGGCAGGGAAGGTCTCCATCATCGTTTCTGCTTGAAACTTGACTAGCGCTTCTGATAGAATTGGGTGGTAGACACTACATGCACCTGGCCACGGCTCGGTACGGTCTTCTATTTTCATTCCCAATAGCTCGATGCCGTCAACGTAGGTATTTAGCCAGTCTTTACGTGAATCAACGTCAGTCATATAGTCACCAAGCAAGTCGCCTGACAACTGGGCTAAGTCACCTTCGTTCATTTCTTCTGCTAAGTTGGCATTGAACTCATCGTCATACTCATCTTCTGGTTCAATCTCAATGGTCATGCCACCGATGCCAATCTCTACGCTTTCTGGGTCTTCTATTTCAATCTCAATGTCTGGCTCTGGCAGAGCAGCTGCCAAATCTTCTAACCCCTGGGGGGCTGTGTAGAGCCCTTTGTCTATATTGCCTGCCATAATTTATCCTTTATATTGCATATAATCTTTTTTGGTTGTAACTTCTGAACTCTCTTATTTCGTCTTCCTCGTCATTAGGCAGTCTAATAAACCCACCTTGACGGAACCTCATCAATGCCATTGTTGTTGAGTCGACTAAGTCATCGTTCGCGCCACTAGGGAAGTCATTACATTCTTCCATAACCTCTCTAGCCCAACGTTTGTCTGGAGCCCATACAATGCCACTTCTAAATAGATCGGATACAGAATTCACGCGAGCAATCTTATCTTGCCCTTTACCCGGCGTAAATTCGCCAACGGGGATGCCCATCCTGCGCAATTCTTGATACAGTGCGGCCCCGTTAGATTTCTTCTCTACTATAAATGCATCTGGCTCCCAGTCTTTGTACTCGCGTAACGCAAGTTCTTTAAGTTCAGGGAACTCCAAACGTTCTTTAATACTATTTAATAGTATTATATTGTAATTATTCGTTTCTTCGTTAAAAAACACACCCCACACTGTCAAGGCGTTATAGTCGGCACGAGTATTCTTCTCTTGCGCCGCATCCAGGCTCATTATGGTAAACTCACACTCTGGCGGTCTATCCTTCTCCCATATCTGCCACCACTCGCGCTTTATAAGCGCACCCTCTTCTGACGTAGGGTTCTGCAGGTACTGAGCGTTCCAATACCTCACGTCTAGCGCGGCTTTCTTTGCCCTGAGCTCTTCTAGCGGCCAAAATTCTGGCCATAATGACTTTTCATTACCGTCTTTATCTTCTATAATAGCAGGAAATTCTACAACTTCCCATTCATCTACGCCTTCTTGCTTCACCATCTGGTTGATAATCTCACCCGTCAAGTCAAGCTTGGACCAACGCGTCATCACAACGATAATCGCACCGCCCGGCATAAGTCGTTGTATAGGGCCAGACTGGAACCACTCCCAAGCAGGCTTAAACACATCCGCTCTTCCCAACTTCGCATCTTGTTCTGAGTGAGGATCATCAATAATAAACAAATCGGCACCTCGACCAGCCAGAGCGCCCCCCACACCAATAGCAAAGTATTCACCATTATAGTTCGTCCCCCATCGTGACGCCGACTTACTATCCGCCTGCAGTTCTACTTCCGGGAATATGTCCCTGTAAGCTTCTGAGCCCACCAAGTTACGCACCCTACGACCAAAGTTGACCGCCAAGTCCGCCGTATGTGACGCCATGATAATCTTTTTATGTGGATACTTCCCCAAGAACCAAGCAGGGGCTAGGTATGAGATCAACTCACTCTTCCCATGACGCGGGGCAATGTTCACGATGACTCGCTTCTTCTTCCCGTTGGCTATGTCCTCGAAGATCTGCGCTAGTCTCTTGTGATGTTCGCCAACTTTGTACCCTGGGTACACGTGGTCAATGAATTCCAGGAACGTATTCTGTCTAGTCGTGACATCTTGCATCCCTTCTAACTGCTCCAACATCGTGAGCAGCTCTTTCCGCTCATCAATCGGCAGCACGTTGATGTTAGCCAGCGCTCGGTTTAAATCTTCTTCCTTTATCCCCGCAATCTGCGCCATCTATGTGATGTCCTTCATATCTTCAGGGGACATATCGATAATCTCACCCTCATAGACATCCTTCACAGGCTGGTTGTTGCCCAAAATCTTGAATAGTTTCGACTTAATCTGCGCTTCTAGGTCTTCGGCAGTCACATTCTTCACTGTAATCTCAGTTTTGTCACTAAATAGCCCCACATCCGAGATTTTCCCCAGCAATTCTAGTGCACGAAGTCTATGCCGTGGATCGGATAGGCCCGTGTCCTCGATTAATTTGTTGGTTACGTACCGTCGAAGCTGCACAGCCTCTTGGACAACTTGGTGATCGTAGTCAGACAGCATCATATACAGGTGCTGCACCGTAGCGGGGGTGTTTAAATACTTATTCGCAACCTGCGAAGGCGGATTTTTCTGCTCAGGATCAGTGAAAGCCTTGAAAACTTCCTCTGCTTCCTTCTTTTCTTTGGTGGATACGGGGATTTCAGCTCCCGCCTCTAGTAACATCTTGGCGGTCGCCGCTGCAACCTTGACTCTTTCGGCAAAGGTTGTGGGTTCTTCTGACTCAAAGTCGTCTGGCAACGGCTTTGCTGGATCGGGTATTACTTTTATGGACATTCAAGCCACCTATTTTGCGCAATCTAATTTGCGATAGCCGGATTATAACGAAGTTTACTAAGAAATCAAGTGTTTATAGTCACGAAGTTGACAGAGTTTTGCGGGAGACACGTATTTCTAGGTTTTTCTAGATTAACTTCGTTGGCTTCGTGACACAATGTCTTGATTTCATTAAATTTTTTATAAAAATTTTTCGCTTTAGGCGAAAGTTAAGTGAAGGGGGGGGGTCTTTGCAAAACGTCAAATCTCAATATTGTATCCAGTTATTTGTGCGCGGCTCAGTGTATAGCGTAGCTGAGTGAACCTACTTTATAAACGGGGCTATACGGGTGTAGTGGGTTGACGAAGTTGACAATGTATGCTATCCGCGCGCTTCCTTTATGCGAGGTGAACTTCGTTGGCTTCGTGTAACATTGTGGCGATATTGCCACTTTGTTATGCCGTTATGACTTGACAATGTAAGGTTATGCGAGTAGAATGGCTCTTAACGGTTAAGCAATTCCGCTAGCCGTATTATTTGAAAGGTATATATTATGACTACTCAATCATTGAAAGCTACAACCAAAGCCGTTAAGGCACCAAGTAAAGCAGTAACAGTATTATCAGACGCAACCAAGCTAACACTTGCGCCTGTGGCTTTGTTATTCTCAAATTCTTATCAGTTCGGCATAGACCATGAAAAGCTAGTATTAGCCAAAGGTGAAAGTGAAACGGCGGCGGCGCATGGCTTTGTAAACTATGTTAGGGATAACAAGCTAAACTATCAGACCATGCAAGCAGTTAAAAAGCACGTGGTGGAAAGTATAGCCACGGCGAAAAAACAAGCATACGACACGATAGAAAAATGGTTTAATAAAATCGTGAAAGCCTATCTATCCAATGCCGATTTAAAAGGCTTTGTTATGCCAAAAGCAGAAAGCAAAAGTGCCGAAGGCATGGCAAAAGCACGTGGCGAATTAGCTAAAATTGCCGATAATGAATTGCAAGGTTTAATTGAAGGCATGGCAAAAGCGGGCGATTTTAAAAAGGCGGCGCAATTATCCGCCGAGAAAAAACGTCGTGAAACAGTGGCTAATAATGCCGTGAAGAAAAACGAAAGCAAAGCTACAACCGAGTTAAAAACCATGTTGAAAAAATGGGTTGGCTCTCTTGATAGCACGCAATTAGCGGCTTTGGTTTACGCTAAAAACAATTTTGGTGAGATTGCTAAATTGGCAAAATCAACCAAGTAACATTGTGGCAATTCTGCCACTAAGTTAAATTAGCCCACCGATTTTTGGTGGGCTTTTTTGCGCCTATCGTTTGCGCAGTTATGACCGTAATATGAAAGAGAGTGAGTCCGAGAGTGAGTTCAATTACACGAAGTTCACCTAGTCATTACGTATATACAGGTTGTATAGTAGTTAACTACGTAAACTTCGTGACAATAAAGACAGAATGTCTCTAGACGGCACTTGACATTGTCTGCGTAAAATACGTGCAACTTTTGTCACGTAATGCATGTAAGTCATTGATGCATAAAGTAACTGGACAATAAATTTACGTAATTACGTAAATACGTTATAAACTATCTAGAGGTTCCAAATAGTTTTTGATTTGTAAACTTCGTTAACGTCGTTCAAGTGACCTCGCGCAATGCGACTTTTCTGCAAAATCACGTAATTACGTAATTCGCTATATAAATCAATAGGTTACGAAGTTCACGAAATAAGTTAGTGTCCACTAACTACGTAATTCGCTATATAAAACAAAGACTTATTACGTAAATCCTGACAAATCACGAAGTGAACAAAGTGAACAAAATCAAACACTTAACTTTCAGAGACAAAATGTCTCTACGTAATTTGGTGTTTACACTGTCAATTTACACCCCAAAAATACCCCATTTTACTATACCAAACGACTAGTCGTATCGTATAAAAACTATACCAAACGACTAGTCGTATCGTATAAAAACTATACCAAACGCCTATACCAATCGTATAGAAAAAAGGGTATAATTTGACCCCTTACAAGACCCTCTTACAAAACTTTCAAAATCACGTAATTTGGTCTTGACAATGTAGTGCGACATTTTGTCGCTAATTTTAACCCTAACAAAGTGGCACTTTTGCCACGAAGTTAACAAGGAGAAACACAATGGCAAAGTATTACATACCCACCGCCGATGAGGTAAGAAGTGCACGGATTGACACGAAGTTAACACAGCAAGCAGCAGCAGAACTATGCATGACCCAACCCAATACATGGGCACGATACGAGCAAGGTCGCATACAAATGCCTGCGCCTGTATGGGAACTGTTCATTATGAAAGTCGCAGAACTATCTGTTAAAGGTCATGCGAAACCTACTGCGAGAGATGTAGATGCGGAACATCAAGCGATGGTCGACCTTCTTTCTGATTGGCGCAGTGCTGAAGAGATTGCACAAGATGAAGCATACGAAGAATGGCGCAAAGACCGCATAGCACAGGGGATACTGAAAGACACAACAAAGGGCGATCGAAATGCAGATAATTAAACCACCCCAACCCAGTGAGATACGTGAACTTCGTTTAGGCATGAAGCTTGAGGCGAAACAATGTGCGAACCTATTGCACGTGAACACGCGCACATGGCACCGATGGGAGAGGGGCGATACCCCCATGCCCTACGCCTACTGGGAACTGTATGCCATCAAATGCGAGATGATACGAACAGGTGTGGTCAAGCTATGACCGTAGAAAGGGCGTAACACTGACTTGACAATGTCCACTAGTTAGTATATAATGTAGTTGTTGGGTGAGCATAGTGCGCACACAACGTAACAATGTGGCAACTTTGCCACGAAGTTAACGGAGTATACATTATGAGACGTTTTACAAAAGATGGGTATGGGTTCTTGTTGTTTATCTACGCAGTCATCGTGGCTGTGTGCTACTTCACTGTTGTGTATATCTAGGGGAACGACATGAACAAAGAACTGTGGGCAATAAAGCAAGCGCATGGCAAAGCTAACATACGGTGGATACGTGCATACCTTGAGTGTCTATTTGACAATCGACCTGTGCACGTGTTGGCTAGTCAACAGAAACAATTAGAACTATTACTTTGGTAAGGGGAACGGCATGGCTGACATACGTTATAAAGTGCAGGAAAAAGTAAATGGTAGGTGGGTTGATATATACAAAGACCCCGAACATGCTGGTTGTTTGTTTGATACCAAAGGCATGGCTGAAATATGGATTAAGTGGGTGCATAGCGAGAGCCAAGACGATATGCAGAACTATCGTGTGGTCGCAGTCATATCACGCACCAAAGAGGTAGTGCGAGAGGCACTGTTTACTGTTGCTATGGCTACGCTTGGTCTGTTTGGGTTTTGGGTATTTGTTTATTTATTATTTAGTATCGAGTAACAAAGTGGCAATCCTGCCACGAAGTTAACAAAGGAGAGAATTATGGCTAGAGAAAAGTTTTTTGACAGTAAGGAAGAAATGGTTGCGCTCACTGCGCAAATGAAAATGCTAGGTGTTAAGTATGTGGGTATATCATACCAAGGTGGCGGTGACAGCGGTGAGATATACAGCATCGACCTGTATAACATGAACAATGAGGCTATGGAAATGCCTTCTGACATGGTGTCTTGGACAAAGCAAGTGTATGGCGACCAAGTAAAAACACAGTCAAACATCTCTATAGATAAAGCATTAGATGACATTGGCTACCGTGTGCTCGATGCGACAGGCATGGACTGGTATAACAATGAGGGTGGGCAAGGCACAATGACCATCAACTTCGAGGGTGAGTTACCTGTTATCGAGGTAGGCATGGAGATTAACGTAACTCACACCGAAGACTACGACTTCACATACGACCCGTATGACGATGAAGCTTCATTCTACGAGGAGAAATAACATGCACCCCAACCATCATGCACTAACCACTGTTAAGAAGTGGGGCGGTAAGGTCGAGGACTACACAGCGATACACGATTGGTTCGACGCCACTAAGGAAGTGTGGGCAGATGCTAGGCATCGTGCGTTACGTCATCACTCGCAAGGTATCTTTGAGTGCGAGCGTGTGTTTGGTCACATGATTGTGAACAGCGATGGGCGAGAGGTGCCTGTCCGTTACATCGGCGAGCAACACGTTAAGGAAGATTGTGGCGGGATAATTCCAACAGTCAAGGACTGGTTCGAAAACATCACGATCAAATCATGGATGAACAGGGGTTATGAGATACCCGAAGGAGAATTGTAATGTTTACATGGAATCACCGCGTAATTTTTGAACCCAACGAAGACCCCGACTTTTCAACCTATCGGTTTGTTGAGGTGCACTATGATAAGAAAGACAAACCATCATCGTATGGTGAGCCGTTCATGGTGGGCAACACACCCGAAGAAATGCAAGAGTTAGTGGACAGGCTACAAAAAGCATTGACACAACCTGTATTAACTGACGAAGACTTTAACTAGGAGAACTGTAATGGCTAATAAAATGAAGAAGTATCTAGTAACAGCAGAGTTATGGTATGACTACACCGATCAAATGGAGGAGGAGTGGGAGGACTGTGCAGATACGATGTATGACTTCCTACATGCAGATGGTGTTAGGTGGAGAATGATTGGCGCCCTTGAAAACATGGGCTTCAATGTGGACATTCGTGTAGTAGAAAACAAGGAGCAATAGCATGACCAGTCAATGTGTAAGGTGCGGTGATGATGTGGAAGACCGCAGATATAACATAGGTTACAAGACTTGCTTGTTCTGTGGCGAGGAAGAGGCGCGTCTTGTTAAGCACACCATCGTGCCTATGCCCAAGAGCAATTACATTGTCGTGACTGACATGTCGTTGTTGCAAGGGTTGAACAGTTCACACAAAGGAGGATTGAAATGATTAAGGTTGAAGCAGTATGGTATGCAAAAACAGAAGAGCAAGCGTCTGAAATGATATCTGAAATGGTATCGAAATACCTAGTGGGTGTCAGCTACAAAACCAAAGAACTCAACGATGATGACGAGGAGGAAGAGTAACGCAAACGATGGTGCGTAGTCCATCGGACAGAGAGGACTGGAGTGGGTATAAACCACACGTGAACGAGCTACTTGAACTGGCATGTGTAGCAAGGAACCTCAATACATAGCGCAGGAGGGAATGGTGGTGTCCCGACTTGTAGGACTTACAAGAGCTGAACCCCATAACACTAACTTGACAATGTAGTGCGTATGTGTTACAATGTTAGTTCAGTCGTTGATTAGCTGTAGTAACAGTAACATATATGTTACTACGATTTAGTAACAAAGTGGCAAGTTTGCCACGAAGTTAACAAAGGAGAATTATCATGGCGTTTCATATAGATATAAAGCCAATTAAAAAGATGGGCAGTTATCAGCAAGCGAAAGATATGTTTAACAATCTCACCCCGATACGTGGTGGTGACCAAAGCCTACGTCGTATCGGTAATCGTAGCGACGAAACAAAATGGCTCAAGCATGAGATACGTGATGGGGTAGACGTGTATGTAGCTGGGTTTCATTACACCGATTTAGTTACCTACTACCCAACACACTACAAGTTATCTATGCATGGCTACTACTCAATGAGCACACGATTGTTTATTGAAGCAGTGCTGGGTGTGCCAGTGTATAACCTAAGTGAGAAAGCCTATGTGCCTAAGGGTTTCAAGGTGGACTTCGATTGGAACATACTCTTTAACTACTACCCAATTAAGAGTCACAAAGTTTACGATTTCAATTATGACAACACACCGATAACCGTGTTAGAACAACCAACAAAGTATAAGGTTAATCGTAAGCGCATGAACGAAGTTCGCAAGACAGCCAAACCGTTCTATAACTACATAGATGCGATGGACAACTTGGTAGGTGATATGGATGTAGCATTTAAAAACTATTGGGACTCACCATACAGAGACAGCTATAAAGTTATAGCTAACTTAGGGGTTGAAGAACAATGGTGGGATATGTTTGAGTGTATAGCGTGGCAGACACAAAGAAGTAATTGGGACCACAAGTCAAGTCAACGTGTGTATGTGCGACAACCCAATGCCATGAAGAAATTGGTTGATGATGCCTTAAAAGCAGTCAACCCACAAGTGTTAGACGTAGTAAATTAACTTAACCGAGAGGAGTATTACCATGCAACAAATGATGAGTTTGAAACAAGCAGAAGAATTGATAGCAACAGTGGGCAAAGACGTGACTGTCCACCTACGAGGTCAACCCGGCATTGGTAAGAGTTCTATCTTACAGACACTAGGCAAACGGTTTCCAGACCATATCCCTGTGTATATAGATTGTGCTGACTTAGACTTAGGCGACTTAGCCATGCCAGCCATGAACCACAATGACAAGACCACCTCGTTCTATCCTAATGAACGCTTTAGCCTGCAACATGGCAAGCCAGTGTTGATTATGCTAGACGAGATAACCAAGGCTAGTGAGCCTGTTAAGAACATGTTGTTACCTGTAATGTTAGAGAGACGTCTAGGCTCGGTGAAGTTTCACCCCGACTCGATTGTGTATTCAACAGGTAACTTAACGACAGATGGTGTGGGCGATGCGATGAAAGCCCATGCTAAGAACAGATTGACTATGGTCACTGTGCGTAACCCGAACGATGACGAGTGGATTAACTGGGGTGTAGACAATGGCATTGCGCCCGAGGTATTGGCATGGGTCAAGCAGTTCCCCCACTGCCTAGCTATGTATACAGACGAGTCTCAGAAAGAGAACATGTATATGTATAACCCACGCAAACAACAGGACTCTTTTGTATCACCACGGTCACTAGCGAAAGCTTCGCTGATTGTTAAAAATCGTGACGTGTTGGGAGAGGATACCACCCTGACGGCTCTAGTCGGCACTATCGGCGAGTCAGCTGCAAGGGATATGTCTGCATACTTTAGTCTAGCTGATGGACTGCCAAGTCGTGAGTCTGTCTACAAAGAACCTGAGAAAGCGATGGTCCCGAAAGACCCATCGGCAAGGGTAATCTTAGTGATGCGTGAGTTAATGACAATCACTGAGGAACACATGGATGCGTGGATGAAATACATTCAACGTCTACCCATGGAAACACAAGCACTATTTGCAATAAACATTATGGCGTCAAGCCGTAAAGCAGTAGCCGCGACTAACAAATCCTTTGTTACGTGGGCAGTATCAAACAATCAATACTTTTAATTAGGAGAAATAGAATGGCTTCACAAGAACTATTGCAAGTCCGTAACGCATTTAAAACATTACAAGACATCACTAGGGATTTACCCGATGTTGACTTTGTTATCAGCCCCAATGAAGTAAAAATCATTTGGCGTGATACCGAGTATAAGTGCACACCGATTAAAGCATTCCATTTGATCGAAAGCATTAAACAATTAACCGCACATGAGGAGAACTTTTATGCCAGTTTTGAATTCGCAACAGCGAGTGACGAAGTCGCACATCAGCATAATGCGCTCTAAGCAATTCTGCTTATTCGCTGGTGTATTATCAATAGGCAAAGTCACGTTCACTGAAGACTTACCAACAGCTGCGACCAATGGTCGTGATGTAATGTATAACCCTAACTTTATCGACACGTTGACTGACAAGCAGTTGACGTTCGTCGTGTTACATGAGGCGTTACACAAAGTCTTTCAGCACATGACGATATGGCGCAAGCTATGGAAAGAAAACCCTATGCTTGCCAACATTGCAGCTGACTACGTGGTGAACAATACCATCGTTGAAGCTGACCCACATGGGGAAGTAGCGTCTATGCCTGAGATGTGTTTGTATGACAAACGCTTTGCCAACATGACTACTAAGCAAGTGTTTGACATTCTCAAGCAAGAGCCACCACCTTCGGGCGGTGGTAAGGACAGTGGTGATGGTGGAGGTGAGACTGGTGAGGGTAGCAAGCAAGGTGGACACGACCATCATGACTGGGAAGGTGCCGAACAGTTGACTGCTGACGAAGTTAAAGAAGTTCAAAAGCAGATTGACCAAGCACTACGTCAAGGTGAGATTATTCGTGGCAAAATGGCAGGCAATCAGAACCGTTCTATCCAAGAACTACTTGAACCCAAGGTAGATTGGCGTGAGCAGTTGCGTGAGTTTGTCAACGCTACATGCAAGAACAAGGATAAGACATCTTGGAAACGCCCATCACGTAGGTTTATCGGACAGGACATCTACATGCCCTCGATGATAGGTGAGACAGTAGGCAAGCTAGTCGTAGGCATCGACACGTCAGGCTCTATCGGTAACGAGGAGCTTAACGAGTTCTTGTCAGAAGTTGTTGGTATATGTGATGACGTGACACCCGAAAGCCTAGAACTTATCTACTGGGACTACGATGTAGCTGCTCACGAAACCTACAACATCGGTGACTACGATGGGTTAGCAACCACAACCAAACCTGCGGGTGGGGGTGGCACACGTGTCGGTAGCTTGAACTCGTATCTCAAGGACAAGCGCATCACGCCTGAAGCTATCATCGTATTGACTGACGGCTATGTCGAACAGGATTGGGGTGGGGATTGGGAAGCACCTACTCTATGGGCTATCACTAGCAAGGGTATAACCTCGCCACATGGCAAGAGCATTTACTTAGGAGAATGATATGACAAGTTTAACCAAAGCAATACGTGACGCGATAACGCGAAACAAAATATTAACACAACCATCACGAAAACTATTTGAGATAGAGGAGACCGCTCGTGTATCTGTCGAAGGAGAGAGTAGCCTTAACATTCGAGTGCACAAGGTAGCCAATGGTTGGGTAGTAAATGTCAGCATGGAGACTAACGTCAGCCATGAGTCGGAGACACACGTGTGCAGCAATACCGATAGTGTAGTAGACAAGGTAAATGAATTAGTAGCGGTATATAAATTACAGTCGTAACATTGTGGCAAGTTTGCCACGAAGTTAACAAAGGAGAAACATCATGAGCATTAACGTTCCAACGTATTTACTACGCCATTCAAAGGCGTTGACATTGAAGATAGATTTAACTACGTTTACAGACCGACAACTGAAAAACATAGCGAAACAAGTTAGCACAGGTTCTATATCAGACGGTGAGTCAGCTACATCACGCTTGGCTAGAGAGATAGCGCATAGAATGGACTCGCCATTCATTAGGTTTAGTGGTTGGAATATAGCGTATAAAGAGCTGAAGTCTACGCACCCTATATTTGATGCGATTACACAGGCAGTAGCACTAACCAAACTAGAGTCGGATAGAACCACAGGATGGTATATGCGTAACTTAGAGGAGTCACTTCGTGTAGCAGAGAATCGATACCCAGCAGGGTCAGTAGGTATCTATTACATGTCTAATGAATGTAAGAAGATTATCAAAGATGCAGCTAAGGTAGAGGTGCCAGCTGACCACAACGTGCATGCCTACTTAAACAAAATACTGACGAGAGAGATTAACTCGATCGAATTGGATTTGACATGACTAAAGACGAACTAATAGAAAAGCATAGGGAAATCAATGTCGATGGTGAGTGGTGGCATGAGTCTGTCTATGAGTGGTTTGATGAACAGTGCAAGGAACGTGGCATTCAAATCAGCACGACACCTCGTAACTATAACAGACGTGGCATCGTTCAATCTGTGCGTGAGAGGGACATAACGTGGTCAGGCTTTTGGTCACAAGGTGATGGTGCTGCCTTTGCAGGTAGGGTAGTAGACTTCAAGCTAGCCTTGGGTTCTTTTTATGATGACTATCCGATATTCCAAAAGTATGTCGAAGACCTCGATGGGTATGTTCGTATGTCATGGGGCTTGGGTAGGCACAATAACGTAACCATGCGTGATATCGAAGTAGAACCAATAGCGTATTACCTTGTTGATGACCACCCCTTTGCTGAGGTATGGCAAGAGCAGTTTGACAAGGAAATAGAGATGGTCGATGCACTGATAGGTGATATAGTAGCTGACCTATGTGGGCTGTTGTATGACGCACTGCGTGACGAGTATGACGCACTCACTTCTGATGAGTCAGTGTGGGATGCAATTCAAGCTAACGATTTAGATAAGGAGGCAGCATAATGTTTTTTAACCCGTCAGTAATACTCACGTCATTGTATGGGGCTGATATCAAGCCTGACCCTGAACTAGTAAGGATACGTGAAGAAAAGATTAAAGCAGTAATTGAATCAATGGGCGACAAGTATTTGTTGGCTAAACCTATGGAGAGAAAGAATGGACGACCTTAACGTAAGAGATTTATTCGCTATGCTAGCCATGTGCGGTATGTTAACTAATCGAACAAGAGACCCAAACTCGGTAGCGATTGAAGCATATCAACATGCAGATGCAATGATGTTAGTAAGACAACTTAAAGGAGAGAACCATGGCAGTTAGTATCGCATCAAGCGCAGTATTGATAGACCTAAACATATCACTATGGACAGCGCGTAAGTTAGACAAGAACGTGTCAAAAGAAATTGACATAAACAAACGCACCACCACCAAGGCTGGTAACTACAACAAGCATATCCTCGCAGGGTCAGACCA